GTCAAGTCAACGATATTTTGTTTAGATTCAGGTTGTACAACCTCGCCTCCAAACTGTTTTACTAATTCATCTCTTATATCCATTGTCTTAAATTTAATTTATGTTATTTTCGCAAATATAAACTATTTTATATTAATGCCAAACTATTGAGGCACGTTTTGTTCTTCACCTAAAGGACCTCTGTTACCTTGTCTCTGTTCAATCATCTGAGATTGATTCATAGCAGACTGCTGTTGAACCTCTTTTCTTACGCCACCCTGAATAGAAGCTTGACCCTCTTTACCAAGGTTACTAAGCTCTATTTCTCTTAACCTTCTTTGATGTTGAGCTTGTTCAAACTGTTCTTTTAATTGGAACTCTAATTGTTTTAATTCCATGTCAGCCTGAACTTTAGCTTGAACACGAGCCTGCTCTATCTGCATCTCAGCTTGCATCTCTTGTTGTTTTAACTGTGCAGCTTGTTGAGCTGACTGTTGTTGCAACTCAGCGTTTTGTTGAGAGGCTTGTTGAGCTTGTGCTTGTTGCTCTTCTTGATATTTTTTTCTCCTTAAGACAAGCATTTGATTTGCCATCTTAATATTCTTAATAGATCGAATCATAATAGCATCTTCTAATCTAATTTCTTTCTGAGCTATAGATGCTTGTATATTTTGTTCCATCATCTGCTTCTCCTCTTCGCTAGGTGCAACATCTAATGTTATACCAAACTCGTGGATAGAAAGCTTCTTCATCATATCTATGGAGTACATTGCAGTGTCACCTATAACGTTGGTATACATCTTATGCAAACCTTTAAAGTTCACTAAGTCTTGCATACGAACAGTTACACTTTGGGATACCCTTGTTGTAACGTTAAGGTAAGCATCGTTAATATCTCTAGTAGCGTTATTAGATGCTAGTAAAGATAACTTTTGAACCCCAACCAAAGCCTCACTAGATGGTTTAGATGCGTCTCTTGATTCGTTTACACCTGTCACGTCACGAATCATTTGCATGTTATGATTGTAAACCCCTATAAGAGTATTAAAATCACGACCTATACCGTTCTCTAATTCTTGTATTGGCATAGCTCCTGTCATCTGACCTTCATCATCTATACGTCTATAGTATATGTTACCAGTCTGATCGTAAATCTCTTGAAGCTCTAATGGCGTAAAAGTACCTCCATCACCTTTAGATACGTTCTCTAAAGATCCAATTTCAAACGCTGCACCTTTTGGCCTAGCCTTAGCAAGGACATGTTGTATCTTAAGGTGAGCTAACTGTATCTGGTCAGCAAAAGGAATCATTCTATCAACTAAAGAACGACTCTTCATTTTATATAGGTTTGGTTGATACACTATGTAAGACAGCCTTGTTTCAGACAAGTTAGACTTAGGTCTAGGCATATCGTTCATCATACCATAATTAAAGATATAATCTGTACCTACAATATATTTTCCTTTATATATAACCTTTACTGTTTGACCTATATCTTCTCTTTTTGTTTTAGAGTTTTTAGGCTTCTTATAGTTAGATGGTTTTTTATTTACAGAGTACCCACCATGTTTATTTTCTTTCTTTTCGTAATTTAAAGAGTGACTTGTAATAAACTCAGCATCTAATATATTAACGCTAAACTTGTCGTAATCATAAGTTTCGTTACCATTCTCATAGTAAGCCTGAGTCCCATAGTTTGATGGGTTATTATTTTTACCAGCATACTCTCTAGCTATCTTAATGTAATCCTCTTCACTAAACTCACTTCCAGCCTGCATTTTTAAGTCAGCAATAGTAATAGAATAAACCTCACCTGCGTGTCGTATATTTTTAAAGTCTGGCTTAGCAGAGAAAGATGTTATAAGATTTGCAGGGTCAACATGACGTATCTTAACCCCTTCTGTTTTTGAAATCTCTGTTTTAGCAGCACACAATCCTAGAACAACAAGATCACGAATCATGTATCTTTTTGTCTCGTCATAATCATTTATATCTAAAGTGTACTCTATAGCTTTTTCTAACGCTATCTCAACATTTTGCTTATAGTTAAGTGCCATAAACATCTCAACCTCTTCAGAACTTTCAGCAACAAACTCTTTAGGAGCCAAAGGTAATCCAGTTTCGTCCTCTAAGTTTTGTAAAAAATCTTTAGTTAACATGTTGCCGTACAACTGCTTTTTCTTTTCCATTCTCTCGTTGGCAGCAACAGGATCTATAGTCTTAGCTTTTATATCGTACTCTTGATTAACCATCCCGTTAACAATAACGTCAACAAATTTAGGAACAATAGATACAGGGCTCCAGTCTATATTAAGATAAGAAGAATCTCCTTGAACGTCAAGAAGGTCTTTATACTTACCTACATCCTGATTCCCTTCAGCGTAAGATCTGTTACGATTATATCGCATCTTACGATCTCTAAAGTATACGTCACCATTGTTATGCCACTCGTAGTACATATTTTTAAAGTACTCAAGACCATACTCTTTAGCAGCTTTCTCTTCGTTAGTTGCTAGAGGAGATGGATAACCATTTAATTTATTTTTATTGTTACCGTAAGTCATGATTTTATTTGTTTGCTAAACATTCCTTTGTTACTATATTTTTTAACTAAAGGAGATGATACCTTTAATTCCTTTTTAGGCTTTATATATTTCTGTGACGCTAGTAAAGCCAATGATGACGATATACTAGCATCGTACTTTGTTCTGTTATCTATCTCGAATCTACTCCAATCATCAAGAAGCGTGTTAAAAAAACATTTACCAATTTCTCCTGTACTAGCGTTATAACCAACGTGGTCATATATATAAGTAGCTATCGCCTCTGCCTGAGCATTTATTACTGCAGCTCCAGATCCAGGTATCCCTTTAGTCTTTTGTTTTCCTCTACTCCACTCTGTGTGCGTCATATCTGGTCTATCCATTAGATACTCGTAGTATCCTCTATTCTCAAAATACTTTAGTATCCCTACCTTGTTATTCTCTACTAGTATTTGACAACCATAAAACACACACATCTTAATCATGTCCTCGTAAAATATTTCTGCCTTAGGTGGTCTATTAATGTACTCACATACAAACTGCATAGACGCATCGCTTGACATACTAAACTTATGAAAAACATGAGCAGAAGCATCAGATCTCCTACCATCAGTAGTGGTGTCATGGTCATAAGGGTCACAACCTGCAACAAGATGGTCTGCCCTTCCAGGAAATTTTTTACTAAACCTAGAAGATATAANATTTTGATTNTGAGTCTCTGGAACCCAAGTGATTTCCCACTTACCGTTTCTGTGAGGTATCCACATAACCTCGCTATCTTGTACGCCATTTTTCCAAACAAACTCNCCCCTTGTTGTAGGAGTAGTATTAACTTCGTTGTAATCCATCTGTTGATAGATTCTTTCGACATCAAATATACAACTTTGTGTGTCATTTCTAAACGCTTCTTCTACAGTAAATGGAAACTGACGTTTAAATTCTGATAACGCTGTGGTATCATCCTTTAAAGCGTCCCTTCTATTTTGTATATAATCTTTAGCACCAGTGTCAATAGACATATCATCAATTCCCATTACTGGGTCTTTTGGAGTATCTATAACGCTGTACCCGTACTGATCTATAAAACCTTCTAGGTTATCAAATGCAGGAATGAATAGTTTATATAAACCACTTTTAGTCCTACCGTTAAGATCTTTTTCTGACATGTCAGAGTCGTGAAATATATCTTTAAACTCTGCACCACCATCTTGCAACTTATTAGCAGTAGAACCCATCATACACTTTCCCACAACTTTTCTACCTAATAATAAACAAGTTTGAGTTACACCCCAATTCTTCTTTATAGAGTTTTGACCTGTCCACTTACCAGCTTCATCATGTACTAGAAGTTTAAGCTTCATACCATCATAACTGTTGTCAGCAGTGTTCTTCCAATCTATAATAGAATTTAAAGCTTCAGATTTCTCTATATGCTTTTGATTCCTTGTTATCTTTTTAGCAGGCTCTCTAAATGCTAACTCTACACGAGGGTTACTAGAACCATCTTGTATAGGTTGAAAAAAGAAAGGGTAGTTTCTATATATACGAACTACCTTATCTGTAAACATTGTCTTAGCATCTGCACCTGTTTTAGAAAGTAAACCAAAGTTACTATCGTAAACTTGAGTGGCTAGATTAACTATCTCGCTACTTGCCATGTAAGAAAAACCACTACGCCTGTTCTTAAGAAAACACATCCCGTAAGAGTTCTTGTCGTTTTTACACGCTTCCCAAAAAATAAAGAACGTTCTGTTAGCATCTCTGTAATCAGGGAAACCAACATCTATTTTACTCCACTGAATAAACATATAATGCGATCCAGTAATATACGTAGGAACACCGTTGTTATAAAACCACAACCCTTCCTCTCTACGTCTAAACTCTTCTTCTATGTAGTCAACATAGTCAGAGGCATTCTCTCTTGTTAACCCCTTTGGTATATCCTCTCTAACCCATCTTTGTTGTTTCTTAGGGAGGTTATGATACAGTATATCTTTTTTATATCTAGGCTTCTTAGGTAGAACTATCTTTAAGTTATCAAACTCTAAGACATCACCCTCACTACCCTTAGTAAGATATATCATATTACTTTTTTGCATACCGTTCAGCAAAAG